CCATATCCGTATCGGTCAGGTTTATGCTAAGCACTTAGCACAGTCTTTGGTGGAAACCAAAGAATTGCTCTGCGCAAACGTATTGAATCGTGCGTTTAACAGTTCTTACACTGGTGGTGATGGCGTGCAGCTGAACTCAGCTTCACACCCAATCGTTAGCGGTACTGCAAGCAACTTGCTCGCAACTGCAGCTAACTTGTCGCAAACTTCCCTCGAACAGATGTTAATCCAGATTCGTCAAGCTGTTGACAACAACGGCAAGAAGATTCGCTTACAGCCATTGAAACTGGTTGTTGCTCCTGGAAACGTGTTCCAAGCCGAAGTGTTGTTGAAGTCTGTACTGCGTACTGGCACTGCGAACAACGACATTAACCCAATCAAGTCGATTGGTTTGATGCCTGAAGGCGCAACTGTTATTAGTCGTTTGACTTCTCCAACTAACTGGTGGGTTCAGACCGATGCACCTGAGGGCATGAAGCTCTTGATGCGTCGTGCTTTGGAGAAAACTATGGAAGGTGATTTCGAAACCGACTCCATGCGTTACAAAGCAACTGAGCGTTATCAGGTAGGATTTACCGACTGGCGTGCCATGTACGGAACTCCTGGCGTCTAAAGCAATAAGGGGGTTGGGGAAACTCAACTCCCTCTTTTTTTAATTTGTATTTGTCAAACTTTTCAAGGAGCAGACAAAATGCCTCAATTTTCAGATGACCTATTTCTAGGTCCAGCAATTACTTACATGGGTACTGGCCAAGGAAATGCCAGCGCCACTTTCAGAGGTTATATCTCTGGTACAACTCTTACTGTAACTGCGATGCTTTCTGGCGACTCTTTGCTCGTCGGTCAGTTTATCGATAGTTCAACTGCTGTAACTAACGGCACTTACATTACCGAATTTGTTAGCGGTACTGGTGGTACTGGCACTTACACAGTAAACAATTCACAAACTGTTTCCAGCAATCCTGGAGTTACAATGTTTGCTAACGGCAATGCGCTGTTGGGCGATCCTGCTCCGATGTCTTTGGGTGTTGGTCCGCTCGGTCGTGTTTTCGTTTGGGACACAATCCCACAAGCTGCTGGTGCAGCTGTTGTCGCTGCGAGTCAAACTCCCGCAGCTGCAAGCAATTTGACACTCACTGCTGGTGCTGGCGTTGTTTCTGTAACGACCCAATACGGCACAGTGTTGCAACTTGACGTGCCTCGTGGTGTTAGCGTTTCAACTGGAGCTGCTGTCGCTGCGACTTTAGCTAGCGTTGCGGTCACTGGCATTGGTGGTCAAATTTCCTACACTTCACAAGCAGGACTAGCTACTGGTCAGCGTGTTGTTGTGTCAGGTACTTTGAGCGGTACTGCAACCATCACTGGTTACACAACTCCAACAACTTACATCTTGACCGCTGTAACAGCAACCACTGCAACTCTGACAACCACAGCAGGTGCAGCAGTTGTAACAACCGCAGGCACTACGACAGGTTTGACCTTCACTTTGGGTGCAGCCCCAGTGACTGTAACTGTTTCTGGTTACGACTACTACGGCCAAACAATGAGCGAAGCGATTACTTCAAGCGCTGCAGTTAGCACTACTGTAAGTGGTTTGAAAGCCTTTTACGAAATCAGCTCCATCGCAGTGAGAGGTGCTACTGGTACTGCCGTGACTGCTGGTACGACTGATGTTCTAGGTTGCCCAGTGCGCTTTATCAACAAGGGTTATGTTTCCCACGTTGGTTGGGCAGACGTGTTGGGTGAAGATGCCGCAACTGCCGTTGTCGCAGATACCGCAACCGCAACTACCACAACTGGTGACGTGCGTGGTACGATAGACCCTTCAAGTGCTTGTGACGGAATTAAGCGTCTTGTTGTTTCTGTTTTGCTTCCTGCAATCGCTGTTGGTCCAAATGCTACTCGTCAGGGTGCACTTGGCGTTACCCAAGCCTAACTAGGAGAGCAAAATGGGACAATTCAAACCAATGCCAAAAATGGAAACAACCGAGCCATCTGTTGAGCTAAAACTCAAAAAGGGTGGTAAGGTTAAGAAGATGCAAATGGGCGGTGCTCCAATGATGGCTGGCGCTGCAATGCCTGTTTCTCCTCGTCGTCGTATGGCTATGGCTCCAAAAGCCATGGCTCGTCAACCCATGATGATGCGCAAAGATGGTGGCAAAATGGAGTCGATGAAAAACATCGAAAAGCACGAGCGTAACGAGCGAGACGAGCTCAAGCGTGTAGAAAAAGAGCTAAAGAGCCACGAGAAAATGAGAGCTAGTAAAGCCCATCAAGGTCTCAAGAATGGCGGTTCTCCTGCTCCAAAGGCTGGTCCAAATGTAATCGGTGGTTTAGCTGGCGGTCTCGAGGCAACTCGCACTGACAACAAAAAAACCACTGGTGGTGTGCGTGCTCCTGGATACAAAAATGGTGGCGCACTCAATGCAAAAGGAGCAGCTGTTGCTAAGAAGTACATGAACAAGATGAACTCTGGTGATCCAATGCCTACTGTGAAAGGTGGCACAAAAGGTCTTGAGGGTTCTAAGTTCAAAAAAGGCGGTGCTGTTGCTGCTAAAGGTATGGCAATCGCCAAGAAGTATATGACTAAGATTAACTCTGGTAGCCCAATGCCTACTGTAAAAGGTAAGACTGGTAGCCTAGAGGGATCCAAGTTCAAAGATGGCGGTCACGCTACTATGACTTGTAAAGATGGCGGTGGTTTCACTGCTATGAAGAAAATGCAGAAGTGCTAAATTGATTGGCGAGGGTAACACCTCGCCAATTATTTAATTCGGAGAATTTATGAGTACTTTAACAAATGTATTTGCAGTGCACGAAGATTCGACAGGCACGATGTATTCTGGAGCAACAAACCTTGCTGGTTACCAATTAGCTTCTGGAGGTGTTGCAGGAGAGATTGTATTTCGTGATGGTGGTAGCGGTGGGACTGTAATGCTACGTGTAAATATCACAACTAATACTGCAGTGATTTCAACACTGATTCCTGGAAATGGAATTCGTTTCACCACAGACATTCACGTAACACTACCTGCAAGTGCAGCTGTAACGATTTTCTGCGGTTAAAATGCCACTGATAAAAAGCAAATCGAAAGAAGCATTCGGCAAGAACATTGCTGCTGAGCTGCGAGCTGGGAAACCCCAGAAGCAAGCGGTGGCGATTGCCTATGCGACTAAACGTGCTGCCAAAAAAGATGGCGGTGGATTGTACGCAAACATTCACGCAAAGAGAGAGCGGATTGCTGAAGGTTCAGGCGAGCGTATGCGCAAAGTCGGTAGCGAAGGTGCGCCAACTAAACAAGCATTTATCGACGCTGCAAAAACTGCTAAGAAAAAAGAAGGTGGAGTATCATTAAGTGTTGGAAGAGGAGAAAAACTTCCAACAAGTCAAGGTGCAGGGCTAACTGCCAAAGGCAGAGCCAAGGCGAACAGAGCTACAGGAAGTAACTTACAAGCGCCAGCCCCAAACCCGAAAACTGAAAAAGAAGCTGGTCGAAAAAAATCATTCTGCGCTAGGATGAGCGGTGTTGTAAAAAATGCAAAGGGTGACGCACCCCGAGCGAAAGCCTCCTTAGCTCGCTGGAATTGTAAAGACGGTGGAGCTGCTACTAAGAAACATGACATAAAGGGTTGGTAAAATGAGCACTAGTGGAACAGTCGGACAAACAGTCGTCACTGTCCAGAACTTGATCGACAGTGGTGCTCGTCGTGCAGGAAAACTCGCCGAGGAACTTACCGACGAGCAGATGATGGCTTCTAAACAAAGCCTGTATTACATTCTTTCCAACCTTGTCAATATCGGAATTCAATACTGGTGTATCGATAAAGTTATCGTCGGTTTAATTCCTGGACAGCAGAACTATTACCTGCCAGTGGGAACAGTGGACGTGCTCAATGCGAACTATCGCACTGTAACTGCAGTGACCACAGGTGCTTACAGTTCTTCAGGTGTTACTGCTAATGCTTTCAATGGTGTTGGCAATGCGATCTGCCAGCTCACAAGCAATACAGGCTCCATCGGCATTAACAATGGCTCGGGCAATCCTGTTATGATCAATACGATCGGGATTTTGCCAGCCATGAGTGGCTCTGTAACAATTCAGCTGCAATACTCAACAGACAATACGAATTGGGTAACGCTGGAAAGTCCTGGAGCAGTCACTTGGACTTCAGGAACTTGGATTTATTACGACCTGCAACCAACAGTTACACAACCTTATTGGCGAATCAAACAAGTTTCTGGCGCTAATATGGGTTTTTATCAAGTTGTTTTCGGCACAATGCCATTGGCGATTAACATGGCTCGTATGAACCGAGACGACTATTCGTCTCTGCCGAATCGTAGTTTCACTGCGTTGCGCCCATTGCAATATTGGTTCGATCGCACAATCCCAAAACCGAATATGGAACTTTGGCCAGTGCCGAACTCCATCCAGCCCCAACTTGAACTTTGGGTAAGTCGTCAAGTGCAAGATGTGGGTGCGTTATCGGGTGAAATAGAAATTCCTCAGCGTTGGTACTTAGCGGTGCAAAATATGCTTGCGCACCAAATGGCAATGGAACTCCCACAGGTCGATCCTGGACGGATACAATATTGCGAACAGCAAGCAGACAAGTACTGGGCTCAAGCTGAGGCAGAAGAACGAGATAAGTCACCGATTTATTTCGCCCCAAACATTAGTTACTACACGAGGTAAAGATGTCAGTTTGGCTGGACACCTCTGGGAATACTGTTTTATCGATTGCTATCTGCGACAGATGCAAGATGAAACGTGCGTATTCTGATATTCGTCCAGACGGGAACATTCCTGGAATCCGAGTTTGCGGAAACGGATGCTCCGACCAATTTGACCCTTATCGTTTACCTGCGAGACAATCTGAGAAAATCTCTTTAAGATTTCCTCGTCCAGACGCTGAAGTTGCAGAATACCAAGACGCAATCACTACCGATCCAAATATCGTTAACGAACCAACTCCATTCGACCTCACAGGTGCTCCTGGAGAATTCGGTATTGCGCCAGAAACTTCTGAGGACGACATTGATGGTAACCTTGATAATTTGAGTCCTTAACTATGGCAAATATAAGAATCTCCCAGCTACCAACAGGATCAGCAATCACTGGTTCTGAGTTGGTGCCTGTTGTTCAAAATGGACAGACGATCCAAACCACAGTCTCGTCGATCACGAATAGTCCTTCGCAGACGCAAACCTTTTTGACCACCACACAAGAGGCTTCTCTTCCGAACTCTCGTTACATTGGTGGTGGTTTAGGAATCGGCACGAGCAATGGCGGTGCACAGGGACTTTACAGCCTGTTCTTGAACGGCACTTCTGCAAGCCTCGAAAACGCTGCTACAGGCTTAATCGTCAAGTCTGGCGTGAATACGGTAGTTAATCGCTCGATCGCAGCTGGAACAGCTGGTTTAAGCGTTGCAAATGGCGACGGCATTGCTGGCAATCCTACACTTTCGCTAACTAACCTTGCTTTGTCGATTTCTACTTTGACTGGCAACGGAATGGTTAGCTTAGTCAATGGTTCATATTTCCAGAACGTAACCCTGACAGGTGCTGCTAATCAGATCACGATTCTGAACCCGAACGGAGGCAGCAACCCTCTCATTAGCATTGCGGACAACCCAACTCTTCCTGGAAATTCAGCTACGCTACTGCCAAGAGGTAACACCTCTCAGCGCATTTCTCTGCCGACCACAGGTATGCTCCGCTACAACACTCAATCCGAAGTGTTCGAGGGTTATACAAATACAGGTTGGAATACTTTTTCAGTCACAGGTGGTGTTACTTCTTTCAGCGCTGGCACGACAGGGTTTACACCTATCTCTGCCACAACAGGCGCAGTAACGCTAGCTGGAATCTTGAATGTTACGAATGGTGGTACGGGAGTCGGCACTTTAACAGGTTACGTTTTCGGTAATGGCACCAGCGCCATGACTGCAAGCACCACAATCCCTACGACAGCTCTTTCAGGTGTTATCACCAATGCCCAGCTACAGAACAGCTCGGTGACTTACAATGGCGTAACAGTTTCTTTGGGTGGCAGTGGCACAATCACTGCTACAGCCTCAAACCCCTTGACCATAGGGACTGGCTTAACAGGCGGTAGTTATGACGGATCTCTGGCTGTTACCATTGCAATTGACACTTCAGTGGTTGCCACGCTAACAGGCACGCAAACTCTGACCAATAAGTCGATGTCGGGGTCTGCAAATACATTCACGAATATACCGAACAATGCGCTGACAAACTCGTCTTTGACGATTGGCTCTACAGCTATTAGCCTTGGCGCAACAAGCTCCACATTGGCTGGATTGACTTCGGTTGCTGTAACGCAAGACCCCATTTCAGCTCTTCAATTAGCTACCAAACAGTATGTTGACGCAGTAGCTGAAGGGCTACATATTCATGCTTCTTGTGCTGCAGCAACACCTGCGACGCTAGCTTCGATTACTGGCGGTACTGTAACATATAATAATGGAACAGCGGGTGTTGGTGCTACTTTGACTTTATCAGTGGCGTTAACAGTCTTAGACGGCTATACACTGCTTAATGGCGATCGTGTGCTGGTTAAAAACGAAGCGACTCAAGCTAATAACGGTATTTACACATGGGCTACAGGCGGTACTGTTTTAACTCGTGCGACCGATTTTGATACAGGTATTGAGATTGCTAGTGGCGATTTTACATTTGTTACGAACGGAACTTTATACGCTAGTACAGGTTGGGTTCAAACTCAACCCGTAACAACCGTAGGTACTGACCCTATAGTATGGACTCAGTTTACAGGTGCAGGAACCTATACAGCAGGTACAGGGTTAACCCTTACTGGAACTCAATTTAGCATTACCAATACAGCGGTCACAGCAGCTTCGTATGGTTCTGCCACTCAAGTAGGCACGTTCACCGTCAATGCGCAAGGTCAACTGACCCTTGCAGCTAACACAACAGTTACTCCAGCGGTTGGCTCAATTACAGGACTTGGAACTGGCGTAGCGACTGCTTTGGCGGTAAATACTGGTTCAGCAGGAGCATTTGTAGTCAACGGTGGGGCTCTTGGAACACCGTCTTCTGGTACTTTGACTAACTGTACAGGTTATCCAACCAGCGCTCTTAGTGGAACAATTAGCTTAACTACTCAAGTAACTGGCACATTGCCCGTAGCCAATGGCGGTACAGGAAGAACTGTTGGTAATTATTCTATCTACGCAAATGAAGTTCATGTAAGCAATCTTAGCGGCAATGACACAACTGGTGATGGAACTTTAGTCAACCCAGTTGCCACAATCACTAAAGCCTTAACTTTATTAACAGCCGTTTCTCGCACTGTAATTGTGCATCCAGGTGTTTATGCGGAAAGCCCGACAGTAAGCTCAACAAACACAACAATCACTACATTAGAGCTGACAGGTGCAAACACTGAATTAACTGGAACGCTGACGCTGTCTGCGGCGGCTCGTATTTCTGGTTTGAAAATGGCTAACCTAACCATAACAGGGTCTGGGTCTGCTTACATTTCAAACTGTACTGTAGATACACGAGTTATCAAATCAGGCTCAAATTATGTTGAGATTATCAACAGCGAATTGCAATGTACTTTAGGTGTTCAGATTTCTGGCGCTGGTACTGTTTCTATT